TGAAACTCACGGTTCCTATAGCTGCCGTATGCGTAAATCCTCGTTTTGCCTAGGTTGTGGCCGTTTGCGGTTAGGTAGTCTTTGCACCCCTTCTCGGTGAAACAGGCAGTAACAAACTCCCAGACCTCTTTCAGGTAAAACTTCTTCCAATCGCCGGTATCTCTGTAACCGTCATCTAGAGCATCAAGCCGCCGTGCCTTCGTTTCACTGGCTTTCTCGTAGTTTCCGCTCTCGGTGTTGATCCATTCCTCAGCGTCGTAGCCATAATCCGGATCGGTAATAACCATCACACTTTTCTCAACAACGAAAATCGGCTGGTCTGTAATTCTGTTGTCCTGGGTGCAAATAATGGTTCCAATTTCTTCAAGGCTCATGGTTCATCTCCAGTTCAAAAATGCCTAACCAGGCGCCAAAGCGGACACTCACTGCGCTGCGCTTCGTTCGGTCCGCTTGGCTTCATCGTTATTCATCATCACTCCCCGGCTCCCGCGAATACTCCGTGCAATTTCCTTCTCCGCGATTCGGGAATCCTGGCAGCTTCAACTTGCAGGCGTGATGCCATGCAATTGGTCCTTCTTGCTTTCGCTCCCAATTGACGCAGGATAGGCATGGCATGTCTTTCATTTCTCACCTGCGAACAAATCAATCTGGCTTGTTTCTGCTTCAAATCTTTTCTTTGCTGCAAGATAGTAATCTTCGTCAAGCTCGCATCCAACAAAGTCACACCCAAAATAGTGAGCCGCTATTGCGCTACTTGCACTTCCAAGATGGGTGTCTAAAACCCTCATTCCTGGCTTTGCGTAATTAGTTAGAATCCATTCATATAGCTTCACTGGCTTCTGAGTTGGGTGTATGCGAATCTCCTTGTTCTTCATGTCACCTTGTAGCATTCCAGCCCATCTATACCTAAAGCGTCTTACTGCAGAATTAAAGCTTGTCAATGCAAGTTCGCAATCAGCAAAATCAGAGCCTCCGTTCTCTTTGTCCCATACAATCCAGCATGAAGACGGCTTATTTATTATGTCAATGAAATGATTCGCTCCCCATACAATCTGCTGCTTAGATATTCTTTCTAGCTCTTTAAAATACTCTTTTTTTGGCTTGCAGTTGTCCCATTCTTTTCTGGTATATAAGTTTGTTACAACCCTATTCCTTGATTCATTCCCTCCATTTTCACCAATGCCATATGGAGGATCAACAATAGCCAAATCGAAAGACTTGTCAGGCTGGCTTGCCATGTATTCCATGCAATCAATGTGAAGCAATTCAATTGTCATTTCAGAATCACCTTAGCCTGTTCGAGCTTGCGCCACCTTCTGAATGCCACACGAAGCATCGGATCTCCCTTTATTGCCTCATGCAGACATACCGCATCAACATCAAGACTGTCAGCAAGCCTTGACATGAGAACAGGACCGTTTGCTTTCTTTAGGATTTCAATTACAGCGATTGATAGAAGGCTCATAGCGCACTACACCTTGTTGAACACTGCACCCAATCGCGCACAGTAAGCCATGGAACTCCTAGAGCCTTGGCTGTGCGCTTGTATCCAAATACGCCAGGCTGATACATCTCAAGAGCCTTGCGTACCGTTTCATCGCTATGCTTTGCCATGTGGTGCGATTCTCCGCAGCGGTGGCCTGTATGATTTCTTGTAATCATTCGAATTCTCCGCTCAATATTCTCCATGCTGTAGCAGCCACAATTGGAACTTGTCCATTTCTAATGGTGTCAGTTCGCTCCACCCCATAGGCCATCCCATCATCCATTCCTCGAAACTCGCGCAGCGCACTTTCGCAATCTCTGTTCCACGAAATGGATTTGATGATCCTCCCCATTCGTCCATTCTTCCTATCACATGATTCTTTCCGTGATTGCTCGTTCCGCTCGGAGTAGGCCACAATCCACATCCTTTCTCTTTTGTGTGGCGCGCCAATGTCCGAAGCCCCCAGCACTCCCCATCTAGCATCAAACCCCATCTCGGCCAAGTCTCCGAGAACTCGTCCAAGCCCCCGAGAAGTGAGAAGTGGCGAGTTCTCCACGAGCGCGAAGCTTGGTCGTACTTCATCGATGATTCTGGCCATTTCCATCCAGAGGCCGGATCGCTCACCTTCGATGCCAGCTCCTTTTCCTGCTGCGCTGATGTCCTGGCACGGAAACCCTCCAGATACCACGCCAATACTCCCTCTCCATGGTCGTCCGTCAAAGGTTCGAACGTCATTCCATATCGGGAAAGGCTCGAGAAGTCCGTCATTCTGTCTGGCGAGCAGTACGCTTGCGGCATAAGCGTCGAACTCGACTGCGCAAATGGTGCGCCAGCCGAGGAGTTTTCCGCCGAGTATTCCTCCACCAGCGCCCGCGAAAAGAGCCAGCTCATTCATTACTCCCCCAAATCGTTATTGATATCATGCTTAGATTATTAACCGATAGTTATCATATTGCAATGTGATTTGTATTTATTTCTTCAATACTCAAAGCCTTTCTTATAAGTATTTGTATGCTCTGGCGGCTCTGGCATCCTTCCTTCAAAGTTCAAGAACCTGGAGTGCGCCCCGTCAAACAGAAGATTGTCTGTTCCAATCATCCCGTTTCTGTGCTTCCTGAAAATGCACTCAGCGATCCCCTTGTATTGGCTGTTCTCGTCGTACACCTCATCACGATAGAGCATCATCACAATGTCTGCGTCCTGCTCTATGGCCCCGGACTCACGAAGGTCTGACATTACCGGGCGCTTGTTTGGCCGCTGCTCAAGAGAGCGGTTTAGCTGGGATAGGGCTATCACAGGAACGGCAAGATCCTTCGCCATGAGCTTCAACCCACGGCTGATTGTTGAAATATCCTCAACCCTGCTTTTGCCTTCGCCGGTCATCAGCTGCAGATAATCAATCACCACAAGAGACAGTCCACGCTCCCGCTTCACCTTCCTGGCCTTGGACATGATCTCCTGAATCGTCATGCCTGGAGAGTCGTCTATGATCATATTGGAATCGCTAAGCCTTTTTGTTACAGCTGTAACTCTTGAAAAGTCGGACTCTTCAAGGTTCCCTGTCCTCAACGCCTCAAGATGAATCCTTCCTATGCTTGAAAAGTGCTTATCGAGAAGTTCGCTAGCCCCCATCTCCATTGAGAATGTCATCACAACATGGCCTCCTAAAGCCACGTTCTCGGCGATGTTTAGAGCGAAGGTTGTCTTGCCCATGGATGGGCGTCCTGCAATGATTATGAGCTGGCCCGGCACGAATCCATTAGTTCTATTGTCTATCTCTATGAATCCTGATGGAATTCCTACCATTCCGCCTTTTTTTCTCAGGCGGTCATCAAGAACGTCAAGATAGGAGATGATCAGGCTCTTTATCTCTGCTGGACCTCGCTTATCAGACACCCCAACAAGATCCATCAGCACGGCCTGAGCCCTATCAAGGGCAGACAATGAAGACTCTGAACTGGCTGCCAACCCAATTATCTCAGCCCCTGCAGCCGCCAGCTTACGCCTTGTTGACTTGTCCTTAACGTGTCCTGCATAGGTCTTGATGTTCTTTGGAGATACTGCAGCCCCGATGATTGATCCAAGATAGTCAGGGCCACCAACAGCCTCTAGCCTCCCGGTCTCCTGCAACCTGAGCATCACAGACACCATGTCAAACGGCATAGAACTTCTTTGCAGCTCTCCAATTGCCTCCCATATGACTCGGTTAGCGTTGTGGTAGAAGTCGGCTCCAGCAAGCTCTACGTCATCCATGGCGGCATTGCTAATCATTACCGCCCCCAATACCGCCCATTCAGCCTCCAGGCTGCTTTGTTCAGCAAAGTCACTGAGCATGATATTTCCCCTCGATTACCTTGGCGAAGTTCCCCGCCTTTGTCAGCCATTCTAGGTCGGCCATCCAATTGCGGCCATTTGGATTTTCTCTTCCCGTCAGGAAGTCAGACCTCCCCACGTAGGCAAAAAACTTCTTCCACCATTCCATGTTTTGGCGCTTCTTGTCTTCCCTCCAGCGCTGGCGAAGCTGTGTCTCCCTGGCGCTTGTCATAACGCGAACACGGGGAAGCGTTGGCAGCTCTGTGTGGTATGTTTCGATGATTTCCTGAATTGGGCAGTTTGGGGTGGAATCGCAAGATTCCGACAAAGGTGTTTTATCTTCTTTTTCTTCTCTCTTATCTTCTCTCTCTCTAGTCTGCATTTTGTCCGCAATCTGTCCGCAATCTTCAGTGACAATATCATGACTTCTACGGCTGTTTCTTTTGCGCTTTTGATCCTCAGCTCGGCGCTTTGCTGACTGGCTGTTGTGCTCATCAAACTCAGGAAGAGAAAGTGTTTCAGAGTTATCGAACACTAACCACCCAACGGAGATCATGGCATCACTAAAACCACTCCAGCCTATGATGTGATCCATCAGTTCCGGAGTGTATCCATGCAACACGCCATCTTGAGAATGAAGATCAAACACGGACCAAACTGCATGCAGTCCACCAATTGCGCGAAATTTGTCCGACTTAGTTGCGGACAAAATGCGGACAACTTTCGGATGTGATTGCAGCTCAGCGCGCATCTTTATCCAATCACCGGCCATGACTCACCCCGAAATAAGAAAGTCGCGCATGGCTGCCAGACATGCAATCGCAGCCTTTCTCTTGTTCTTGCGATGCTTCATAGCTCTTGCTTTACTGTGCATTATTCTCTTTAGCTCTTCTTTCATTGAAAAGTCTCCTTTAGTGCTGGCCATCCGGTGACTGTTCCGGATAGCGGCACCCTGTCGGGCATGATTCGGACGGATGGCCAGCCTAAAGGAGACTGCTACACCCGCTATCTATAGGCCAGTCACGGCCCGTAATCTTGAGGTTATTTCATGACCAATTGATAGTCAATGTCATTGAGTAATATATTTTGATGCCCATTTATGAACGCTTCCAGCATCAATGACTTCATCAACTCTTGTAGTGCTTGCGTCTATTCCCATCTCGACTATCCAATCAACTGCAATCTGCGCAATGCTTATCTGGCGCTCAAACTCATGCTTTCCTCTTTTCTTTTTCATTGCCATATTTGCAACCGTAGCAAGGTTACAATCTGCTATATATGCAAGAGCCTGATCTGGACTCATTACATCGAATTTCCTCATTTTACTGCGCCTCTCCTCGACTTCTTCACTCCAGGAGCCTTCCATGATGGATCTGGATAGACCTCTGGATCTAGCTCATGGAGGCTGACATCTCCTCCGGTGAATGAAGACACCTTAACCAGCATATCCCTTGGGATTGGCTTATCACCCTTCCCCCATTGCGTAACGCGAACAGGAGATACCCCCAGCGCTTTTGCCATGCCAGCGGATCGACCCCATTCAGCTTTTAACCATTCACGAAGATTCATAGCACCTCTATATTTAACAAATGGTGAAATTCTGTCAACGCAATTATATATCTACTTTGGGATATAAAAAAGATTCCTTTTGTGTTTGACAAACAATAACCGGAGGTTAATAATCTTAACCATCAAGACGGCGAAATTGAGGATAACGAAATGTCCAGAGAGCACTGCAGGCGCGCAAACTGTGAACTGTTAGACATCAAGTTTGTGCTGATGATGAACGCTGGCGGCTATATTAAGCTTAAGCGGAATGAGATTAAGGCGCTGTGTAAGCGTATGAGTGAACTGGAGAATGTGGCGTGAAGATTAAAACAAGCGAACTCTCAGGCATTGCCCTAGATTGGGCAGTAGCTAAGAGTGAAGAAGTGCACGTATTCTGCATGGAAAATCTCCTATGGACATGGGTGGTAGAAGATTGGAAAGTGTATTCCCACTCATCCGACTGGTCACAAGGCAGGCCGATTATTGAGAGGGAAAAGATTGACATTAATTTTGCAGGTGATTGGAGTGCATCGTATAACGCTTGGACATATAAGCATGGAGATACCCCACTTATCGCCGCTATGCGATGCTATGTGGCCAGTAAATTAGGGGAAGATGTTGATGTTCCAGATGAATTATTGGAGGAAGTGAAATGAAAAATCAGAAAGGTTCTGCGATTAGTGAGGCAATTGTATTGCTCATCTTTGTTCTTGGTGCTGGCGGATGGATTGCCAATATCGTGAAGATGTTCTATCAAGCAAGCGAACCGCTAACTGGAATGATTGTGATGCGTGCAATCGGCGTGTTTGTTTTCCCGATGGGCGCGGTGTTAGGGTATTTCTGACATGAGCAGCACATCGCAATCGCTACTGCATCACTACCTGGACATAGGCCATCCACTGCAAAAAGCTGTGCAGCTTGCCAGGCAAGAGCTGAAAGAGCGCGAAGAGATTGGCCGAAAGAATCGCAGCAAGAGTAAGGATGATGAGAGGATCTTCAGATGAAGCTGATTTCAGTTCAGATTGAGCTTCCAGACGACGCCAACATGGCGGAAGTAATTTACAAGGTTCGCGCCATTGCTGCGCTGGTAGGCGGTCAGGCTCCGCAATACAAGGCGAGCAGCAACGAGAGCCCGGCATTCGTAATAAAGCAGCCGCAAATGGCGACTGTTCACTGAGGATAGAGAGATGAGATTCGACATTAACGAAGCCGCCAAAATCGCCTATGGCCATGTGCCAGATGCAGGCAAGAAGATTCAAGGCGAGTGTGTGCGCCACCTGGAAGAGCGGGAGTCATACGCCAAGCGCCGCGCAGATGCCTACAACTCCGCGCACAGTTACGCGCACATCGAGGCGGGTGATGAGTTCTTCACTGAGGCAATGGAGAATTCGCGTGACCTGATACAGAACATGATGAGCGCCTATCAGGCGTTCGACTATGAAGAGCTTGGCATTATGCTTGGATGCGCTCTGAGGCGTCAGCAGGCGCTGCTAGCCGAGCGTGAGACTGTGCGGATTATGGGAGAGTGAATCATGCCTTGTTCTGGCGATGACTTTGTGTGGGTATGCAATTCATGCGGAAGCCATGAATACACATCGCAGTTAGGCGAACAAGACATAGAGGATTGGCTTTCTTGTTCTTCTTGTGGGTGCGATGAATTTCACAAAGAGATTATCGGTGAATAAATAATGAATTTCAGGATTGACGCGATGGATGATGATGGCGCATGCTGGAGACAGCAGCAAGAGTTAGATGAGCAAAGAGCATACGAACTGGAGAATGAGCATGAGCATAGCAACAATGATATTGGGAGAGTCTGGAACTGGAAAGAGCACGAGTATGAGGAATCTAGATCCGAAAGAAACGCTGCTGATCCAGGCGGTGAAGAAACCCCTCCCTTTTAAGTCAAAAGAATGGAAGCCTGTTGCTGATGGTGGCAATGTATATGCGTCTGATCAATCAGATGCAATAATCAAGGCTATGCACAAGACGCGCCGCAGCGTCATCATTATTGACGACTATCAATATATCCTAGCAAATGAATTCATGCGCAGAAGCGAAGAGCGCGGCTTCGACAAGTTCTCAGACATCGGCCGACATGCTTGGGATATTCTCATGGCTGCATCAAGCCTTCCTGACGATGTGCGCGTGTATATTCTCGGACATACTCAATCAGATGACCAAGGGAGAGTAAGGGCAAAGACCATCGGAAAGATGCTTGATGATAAGATAACTGTTGAGGGTTTGTTCTCAATCGTACTTAAAACGGTTGTACAGAATGGTAACTACCTATTCAGCACCCGCAACAATGGATCGGACACAGTGAAAAGCCCGCTTGGGCTGTTCGATGATGAATTCATAGAGAATGACTTGAGCAAAGTAGACAAGGCGATCTGTGAATACTATGACGTTAAATCAAAGGAGCAATGAGCATGTACGATCTCGACACTAACGCAGCAAAAGAAGCAGACCAAAAGAATTCTGGCATCAGCGAATCTGGCGCATATACTGGCGTATTCACTCGCGCCGAGAATGTGATGAGCACAAAGGGAACTGTAGGTGTTGAGTTCTCTTTCAAGTCCGATAGCGGGGCAAGCTCAGACTACATTACTCTATGGACAAAGAACAAAGACGGAAAGGAGCTGTATGGCTACAAGATGTTGATGGCCATCATGACGTGCCTCAAGGTTCGCAACATCAAGCCAACCATTCAGCAGGTTGAGAAATACGATCACGAAGCTGGGCAGCGTAAACAAGTAAGCGTCGAGGTATTTCCTGAGCTGATGAACAAGCCTATTGGTCTTGTAATCCAAATGGAGGAATACGAGAAGAAGGACGCATCTACTGCATGGAAGCCATCTATCTATGCGCCATTCTCTAAAGAAGGATTCACGGCCAGCGAGATCTTGAACAAGGCACAGAAACCAGAAACGCTCGACAAGATGCTTGCTACGCTTCGCGATAAGCCGCTTCGTCATCGCTCCGAGCAATCATCGACTGCTGGCGGGCCTGCTCCAACTAGCGGATTCGATGACTTCGATGACTCGATCCTGTTCTGAGGTGCGCAATGACTAGCTTATATGAAATCACAGAACAGTATCGCTCGATGATCGATGCTCTGTCGGGGATGGATGCAGACGATCCTGCAATCGCTGATACTATCGAAGGAATGGATGGGGTGTTCGATGATAAGGCTGTATCTGTCATCGCATACGCACGTAACCTGGAGGCTACAGCAGAAGCCATCAAGCAAGCTGAATCCAACATGGCGGAACGCCGCAAGAAGTTGGAGGCTAAGGCAGAGCGTCTGCGCGATTATGTGCGAATTAGCATGGCGCTGATTGGAAAGAGCGAAATCAACTCTCCATGGTTTGATCTTCGAATCAAGAAGAATCCGGCAAAGGTTGTGATCGATGATGAATCGTCACTTGATGCAAAGTTCTGGCGCGTACCAGAGCCTAATCCTGTAGTAGATAAGAAGCTGATTGCAGCAGCTATCAACGATGGCGAGACAGTAACGGGCGCTCATATTGAGCATGGAACACGATTGGAAGTGAAATAATTAACTAGGAGATTGAAATGAGCAAGCCAGAATCAATCATGATTGATGACGTAAAATATATCCGCGCTGATTCTGTTAATAATCAAGCAGAGCATGTTGACGGGATGAAGTACTGCGTTGTGCGCACATACTCGGCAGGCGTACATATAGGGTACGTGAAGGAATTCGGAGTTCGCCATCCGCAAGAGGCGGTATTGATCAAATCTCGCAGGCTCCATTATTGGAATGGGGCCTGCAGTCTATCCCAAGTTGCGATGGATGGCGTATCGAGTGATTCTCGTATTGCAGTTGAGATCCCAGAGATTACGCTGACTGATGTTATCGAAGTGATTCCTTGCTCAAAGAAATCACATGAATTTTTCAATACGGCGAAGGCTTGGAAAAAATGATACCGTCGATGCGTAATGCAAAGATTGACGGATCCGGCTCCGGCTACGGCTACGGCTCCGGCTCCGGCTCCGGCTACGGCTCCGGCTCCTGCTCCGGCTACGGCTATGGCGACGGCTACGGCGACGGCTCCGGCTACGGCGACGTCTCCGGCTACGGCTCCGGCTCCGGCTCCGGCTCCGGCGACGGCGACGGCGACGGCGACGGCTAAATTAACAAACACCCGTCTCGTCGCCAGCGTAGCGAGGTAAAATAATTGCGTTGGATATAACAATATTTGTTCTATGTAGCAAGGCAGGAGTAAATAACAAATGAGCCTTACCGAACGAGAGAAAGAGATTGCGCTGGAGTGCCATAAAGAGCTTCGTCAATCAGATTTTATTGTTAGGCCCGAAAGACTATGTGACCTCTTCCTCTCCCGCATTCGTGAGGAACAGGAGGCATCTGGAGTAATCGAAGATTATGGGTATAGGCTTGGTTCTTATGTTCGTCTGTTACAAGGCGAATTACCAACAGGAACAAAGCTTTTCACCACCCCGCCAGCCGCTCCATGTGATAATGGTTCCAAGCAGGATTGCAACTGCTCGGAGTTGGTGGAGACGTTGAAGAAAATGTCAAATGCAGTTGATAACTTGGGGTACTGCGAAGGCGGGCAGGAAGGTAGGGTGCATCTTGAGAACATGACCGAGTACGCTGACAAAGCCCTCGCCAATCACGCCAAGCGAATGAAGGGAGGAGAGTGATGGTATTTTATGATGATCAAATAAGCGCTAAAAATCGCAAGTTAGAGGAATATGAGCAAGAAATCGAATCCCTCCGAGCCAAGCTGGCGGAGGAAGACGAGGAATTGCAGGAATTGCAAACCAAGCTGGCAGAGGCGGAGAAGTCTGCAAAGTGCCGCAAGGAGTGCTTAGAAGAAATGATCAGCTATTTGAATCACTTTGACCAAGATGCTAACCACGAATGGATGGTTGTAAAAATGCGTGACGCCGCCATAGCCAAACAAAAGGAGAGCAGAGAATGAAAGAGGGAAAATTAGTATTCCTGCCGAAAGGCTATCGAGTGGTACCGGAATCCGCATTACGGAACTTAACCTATAGTTTTGATGGACGCAACAGAATGGAAGCTCTACTAGCCGCCCCGCCCATCAACACGCCGACAGTGTTTAGGTGGGAGGGGGACGTGCTAATGGTGTTAGATCATCCGTTAGCCTATATCAACCACTTATCGTGCGGCGGGGTTATTTGGCACCTAAACACTCCTACCCCTCAGCATATGGGGAATGCTATGGATTCGATTCTTGCACGCCGCGCCGCTGAGAAGGCGCTGGGGTTTCCTGAGTGGTTGGTTGTTGATGAGGTATGAGATATTGATGACTTATACAAAAATACAGATAGAATAGCTTTGCGTGAAGCAAGCAGAATAGATGGATTTCTACGGCACTCTTCTGCTGGTGATCATAGTGTTCTCTTGCATGAAGCTGTTGATTTTGCAAAGGCAGCAATAAAATAATTTGAGTCTGATAATTATGAATAAAAATAATAGAAAATCACTTTGATACTCCTCTCACCTTTTCCCATGAGCGCCCAGCAACATAGCCAGTCATGACTACTCCAAACAATGTCAAGACTGGCTCAGGTATCGCGGCCATCCATTTTCCAAATCCAACTGTGAACGCTTCTGCTGATGCAGGGCTGAAGATTGTCAGAATTCCCATAGGGATAGACCAAAGGAGCATAACATACACAACGTACAGGAAACTAGGCCTTGCCCTGCTTGTCCATTTGTCTGAGCTTTGAGCTTCAGCGATGATCGCAGATAACTGGATTCGCATCTCCTCAAACTCTCCAGACTGCTGCATCTTCAGAAGCTCAAGCTGAGCCTTTGCCTTCTCTTCCGGATTAGGAAAGAACTTGTCTATAAGCTTCGTGCCAATGCTGAATATTCCACCAAGTGTTACAGGGTCCATATCGTCACCTTAATCGCCATTCTTCTTACGGTCCTGCATCAGCATTGCATCGATGCGTGAATTAGTGTTCCTGACCTCACTAGATATCCTTTCAAATCCCATCTGAATATCTCGTCTTAATGACTCCATGGAGCTGTTGAACATGTCCTTAGAAACATAGTTCTCTTCGATCTTATCAATGCGCTTGATTTGCCTCTGGATAATCCACCCCATCGCAGCAACAAGGAATGTAGCGGCTGTCTTTATCCACTCCCAGAGCTGCGTTGTTGCGTCTACGCCATTGGCGTCAGCCATGACATCACGCCTTCCGTAATGCGTCAGCAATGGCCCTGCATCCACTCTCACGATTAGCTCGTATCTTTTCGGCATTTACAACAAACTCCGGCTCGATAATAATGCTCACGCATGACGTGCGAGCTAGGAAGAAGTCTGGTCCATACCTCTTGTCCATACGATACCAACCTTCTTTAGCGCCCCTGTTTGGACCGAAAATCTTTGATAGTTCAGATTGTACCAGATTGGCAATCCTCAGTCCCTTGATGCTTCCAGGATAGTATAGCGTCTCGCTTCCTTCTCCGATGCGCTCTCCTGACGAATTGATGGCATCATTAAAATGTATCTCAATTGCAAGATCTGGCTTTGCTGAATTGATGAACTCAACCTTATTCCTGAGAATACCAGCAGGAACAGGATCTCCATCTAGCATATCAACAAGAATGTCTCGCCATATAACAGCCTCTTGATGCTCTGCAAAGTCTCCATATGAAGATCCAGGCTTCTCTTTGTAGTGTCCAGCGCTAATGAGTATCATTTTTCACCTTATTGCATCAGCTTTTGATGCTCTATAATAAATTTCATCAGTTCCAGTTCCTGAGCCAACATATCCCTGTATCAAATATTCTCTTACTGTACCTGGTGAAACTACTATTGGAGAGAAATCAACCCATGTCCATGCAGAAGGAAGAGCTGCTATTGAAACCGTCTCTATTGCCGTGAGAGTTGTCGTATTGTTATAAGATGCAAGTCTTATTTGTGGAGTATCATC